GCAATAGCCGGTCTCCGGCAGAATGATCTGACGCGCGGCGGAGGCCAGCAGGTATCCTGCGCTGCAGGCGACGTCGCTGAGAATTGAGATCGTCGGCTTTTGAGCCGACAGCGCGGCAATCATTGCCGCCGTCTCGAAGGCGCCCGACACTTCGCCCCCGTAACTGTCGACTTCGAAGGCGACGGCAGCTACGCCTGGATCCCGCATGGCACGCTGCACCTGTGCCTGGATGCCCTGATAGCTGGTCTCGCCGCTCTCGCTCTCGACCCATGCGCCCTTGTGAACGAGGGTGCCCTCGATGGGGATCACTGCGACCGTGCCGACCATGTCATAGATGGCCGCCGCGCCAGATTGCCGGTCAAGGCGGCGGGACAGCGTACCCATGGACGGGCTGCGCCTACTGAATGCAATGTGATTGACTGGCGTCACGCCAGGAGCAGACACCTCTGATCCGACGATCCTGCCCCCGATGCCGGCGAGGATCGCGGCGGCCTTTCCGGGATGGGCGAGGAGCGGCGTGTTGAAGAGGCGGGCGGCGATGTGGGGGCTGATCATGGCTGCTGCTCCTTGGATGCCGGCGGCTGCAGGGCAGCGCTCGCCGAATTGGGGGTGATCATGCCGGCGGAACGCCGGGCCTCCTCTTCGATCACCAGCTGGTCGTGCTTCGCGGCGAACGATCCGCCCGTGCGCTCCTGGATGATCTGCTCGCGGGTCTTGGTTCCCATGCCGAGGTCCATCAGGTCGGCCGCCGCCTCCTTCTGCGGATCGAGCTGGATCCGGCTGGGCCCGATCCATTCCGAGCCAAGCCATGCCTCACGGATCAGGGGGTCGTTGAAAAACCCGGGCGCCTGCAACCTGCCGCTGGCCACGGCCTCGGTGATGACCCACTCGTAGACCGGCTGGCAGAACTTCCAGGCAAGCCATGAACGACGCTGGCGGAAGAACTGCCACGCCATTTCGAGGGACGCTCGCGCGGCGCTATAGCTGGCGGTGAAGCTCTTCATCAGGACTTCGTGTGGGAGGTCGAGCGCTATGCCGATCTGCTTGGACATCGCTTCGATGAAGGTCTGGGCAGCCACGTTCGGACGCTTGGGATCTGCAAACTCCGGCTTCTCGCCTTGGGCGAGGTCGACGATCGCGCCACTGCCCAGCGCCACCTCGGTTGCAGGGTCGATGCCATCCGCCGGATCGCTGCTCCCGACCAGCGTGGAATCATCATCCTCCACGGTCGGCCTCGTGATGAAGACCGTGAACATGGCCGAGATGACAGCCGCGCGGATTTCCGCGTCGGTATAGTCGGCCAGCTGCTTCAATGTCGCAACGACCGGAGCGAGGTAGGGGATTCCGCGCGCCTGGTCCACCCGGCGCTGGTCGTAGAGGTGGAGGATCAGGGGAGTCCCGGTAACGCTGATCCCCTTCTCGTAAGTCTTCCATTCCCGAGGCTTCTGGAAGGACCAGTCTCCCGGATACTGGCTGCAGACTGAGTAGCCGACCGGAATGCCGTCAGAGTTCAACGCCACGCCATCTACCATGGTCTCGGTGTTCGGGCCCTGGTTCGGATTGGAGACGCGCTCGGCCTCGACGAACTGGAGCTTGAGGCCATAGGGAGCGGATGGCTCAACGCGGCGGCGGCGCATCACGAAGAGATCACCGGATTCGAGCACGGAGCGGAGTGCGAGGGCCTGCATCTCGTCCCAGTTGAGACGGTCGGTGAAATCCGGGCGACGGGCCCAGAGCGCAAATTCCCGCTGGGCCTTCATCTGCCACGCCTTCGCGTCTTCCGGTGAGAGGCCGAGAACCTCTCGATCGACCTGCGACTGGAGAACAAGACCGTCGCCCACGACGTTGAGGACGACTGAATTCACCGCACCCGCCGCGATCGGCGCATTGCGCACGAGGTCACGGGACCGAGAACGCATCGTCGAGAGGCTTCCCGAGATTGCCTGGTTGGCTGAGGTCTCGGACGTCGACCATAGCCGCATACTGCGGTGCAACTTGTCGCCAGCCGTATAGCTGCCCATGGCGCTCGCCATCATGCGAGAGCGCATGCGTGCAAGGCCTCGTTCCGGGCTGATCCAGCTGACCAGACGGTCGGACAGTGTCGGCGTGTAGTCGATCTTCATGCCGTCACCACGTAGCGAGTGCGGCCACGGCCCGAAGCCGACCGCTTCAGCTTCTGTACCCAGCTGTTCCAGTACTCGATCTTGGCCGTGATCTCCGCGGCGTCGGCGCGGGTGAGCGAGCGGTTGCTGATCGTATAGCTCTGGTTGCCTGCGACAGCCGCATCGGCTGCCAACCAGAGATCAAGCTGAGTCTGGGCAAGAGCGAGGGTAATGCCAGCCATCACGCAATTCCTTTCGATCTGACTTTGCGGCCAGCAGGCCTCTGGGCCGTGATCGGCTTTCCGACCGGAGTCGACACCGCTGAGAGAACCATCATGTCCTCGAGGTCGAGCTGGGCATTCTGGACAGCCGAAGCCCGCTCTGCTTCGAGCGCCGACCAGCGCTTGTCGCCCATCACGAACACGCCCAGGTGCTCGGCGGCGGCCTCGGCCTGCACCATGGTGTCGAGCATTTCGTTTGCCTGGTTCGGGTCCTTCACCCACTGCCAGACGGTGAATCCGTCGCGGCGCTTCACGGCCTTACGGCTCTCGGAGGTCAGCTGCCGGAAGTATTCATCGCCGAGCCCGCGCGGGAACGACACGTAGCCGTAGCTCAGCGGGTCGGACTTGGTGAGATTGCGGTAGAGCGCCATCTTGATGACGCTCGCACCCATGTTGTGGAAGCGGCCGGCGTACTTCAGCAGCTCGCCCTTGCGGTTGCGCTCCTTGCGGACCTTCATCAGCCGCGGCGCCGTCTCGTGGCCGACGCCGCGCACCATGATGAGCTTCGAGGCCGGGTGGCGGCGCGCCCACGACCAGACATCCTCGGTCCAGGCGTTGCCGTCGATGGCGGCCCGGTCGATGCCGATCATGCGCCCGCTGTCGTGGCGCCAGCTCATGGTCATCAGCTTGTCGAGCACCGCCTGCGTGTTCGGCTCGCGGATGTGCCCCGTCACGATGCCGCTGTCGACGACATGACGGCGATAATCGCGGCCCCAGGCAATCACCTGCCACTCGACGCGGTCCGCCTGACAGTCGATGCCCAGCGTCACCACGAGCGCCCACTGGACGATCCGGCCACGCTCAATCCCGGAATTCTCGGCGCGGTCGCGCAGCTCCTCCCACGGCGGGGCTTCGCCCTTCGCGTCATAGGCGAGGCCCGCGCTGTCGTTGAGGAACACCTGCTCCGCCTTGGGATCGCCCTTGGCGCGCAGCCATTCCCGGGCGATCTCCTCCCAGCGCTGCAGGGGGCCATAGGCCGACCACAGCCAGAAGCTCCGGTGGTAGCGCGCGGCGGCCGGGTTCCTCGCGATCCACCGGGCCTTGCCGCCGGCCCCCTCGGGCCTGACCATGGCGGCGCGGTGATGCTCCTCGATCACGCCGCCGCACTCGGCACAGGTGAAGTGCGCGCGCTCCGGATGATCCTCGTCGAGGTTCGCCAGCATGTTCGCCCATTCGAGCACCTGCAGGTGGTCGCAGTGCGGGCAGGGCACATGGTAGTATTCCTGACTGCCCTGGTCGAAGTTGCGGCTGATCTTGCAGCCGGGGTTCACCAGCGGCGTCGAGATCTTGAATATCTTGGCGAAGGTGAAGGCGCGCGAGCGCGAGTCCGCCATGGTCTCTGGGTCGCCCATGGTGTTGACTTCCCACTTCGCCAGGTCGTCCTGCACCTGGCGGCCGATCGACACCATCGAGAGGGACGCCGGCGAGTTGGCACCCGAGATCAGGATCGAGCCCCGGCCGTCGATGCGCTGCTTCAAGCTGATCGAGTCGCCGCCGTCGCGGCTCTTGTCCGGGAACAGTGCCGCCACCGCGGCGGTGCTCTTCAGCATCGGCGAGAGCTTCAACTTCGACCAGCGCGAGGCGTTTTCCTCGGTCGGGTGGATGTACATGAAGTCGCACGGATCCATGCTCTGGGTGCCGAGCGTGAAGACGTTCGCGAGCTCCGTGCCGCCCACCTGGGCGGACTTCTTGAAGGTGACCACCCGGCAGGGATCCTCCGGCCCGAGCGCCGCGAGGATCTCGCTGTAGAACGGGAAGGCCGCCGGATTGTAGGGTCCGGGCAGCGGGCCACCACGATAGACCACGTTGCTGACGGCCCAGCGCTCGTAGTCGACGGCCTCCGGTGGCTGGATGACAGCCGCTGCCGCCGCCAGCATGAGGGCTGCAGCGTTGCACAGGATCGTTGCCATGGGGTGCTCTAGGCGTTGACGGGGTCAGGTTCTTCGATGGTGACGGGGAGGCCAGCGGCTTCCGCCGCGAGCTCCGCCGATACATTCGTCCGCACGTCGCGGATCTTGGTCTTGAGCATGTGCAGCACGTCGCGCTGCGGCAGCTTGAAGGTCGAGGCGATCTCCGTGGCCACGTCCATCAAGCCGGTCTCGAACAGCTGCAGCAGCCGCGAGGCGAGACGGGCGGTCTCGGCCTTCACGTCCTCCGCCAGGACATAGGTGCCGGCGCGGGCGAGCGCTTCCTCGCGGAGCTTGCGGTTGCGGAACTCCGCCTCTTCGAGCTTCGCGCGCTGCAGCTTCAGCGAAATGTCGTCGCTCTCGCTCGGCGGCGCCGGAGCAGCTGGAGCCGCGGCGGGCGCCGGTGCGGTCAGCTGCGCCTTGGCACCGTTGCCAAGCGCCTGCCCGGGATTGCGCCGCAGCTTCAGTTTCTCGATCGCCTTGTCGGCATCGATGCGCTGTTCGCGCCCCTCGCCGACCAGGCAGTCCGAGATCTTGCCCTCGGAAATCATCTGCGAGACGCGGCCAGGCGACAGGTTGACCATGCGGGCGAATTTGCCTTTAGTCACCGTGTTTAGCATTTTAGGCTTTCGTTTTAGCGTCAGACTGATGATGGGTCGGGGTCCGAATTACCCGTGGACGGCGTCGGCCCCGGAAGAACCTAATCCCCCCCCCTCCCCGCCCCTCTAGCCTACCGACGGCCGCCAGCCGCCCTTGAAGCGACCGGTGGCGATGGCACGATCGAGGGCGAGCCGGAAGTTGGCAGCGGAGCGGTTCGCCACCACCTGCTTGCCGAGGGCAAAGAAGGGGAAGCGGCGCTTGTACTGGGGCGACCGCACACCGACGAGCACGGGCTCGATCATCCATTCGGTCCGGCCCTTGGCCGCCTTGCCGGTCTTGCCCGGCACGACCACGGTGTGCGGGCTATGACGCCTCAGCACCATGTTGCCCTTGGGCGAGACGAAGTAGGCCTGCATCTTGCGCCCGCGCTTGCTCTTCTTCGAGCCCGAGGCATTGGCATCGGCATTGCGCGATACGCCAAGCTGCGAGACGATGCGGCGCAGTTCCGACGCCGGCATGTTGCCATAGGCATCGAGCTTCACGTACTTCGACGGCACGAGGTAGGAGTAACCTTTGAGCAGCGGGGCGATCGCCAGCTCGTGCGACTTCTGTGAGCGTGGCCCCCCTTCGATGTTGGGGATCAGGAAGCGGCTCGCGGGCACGCTGTTGGTGCCTTCCTTGTAGTCGACGGTGGCCATGGGCCGCGACCGGGTTGCAGGGACCGTGCGCAATGCGCGCAGGGTCCACGGCTTCGGGCGGTCGAAGGACGTGTTCATCTGCTCATACTCGGCGCGCTTCACATCATTCGCCGTCATCGTCATGGCCAGCACCTGTGCAAACGGGACATGGCGGCGGTTCAGGTCACTCAGCGCCTGGATGGCAAGGTTGACATCGCTCGCGATCGAGATGTTCAGCACGAGGCATGCCCTGAAATGCGAAGCGCCCGGAGGCTTTTCAGCTTCCAGGCGCTTTGCGTTGACAATGAGCTACCTTGTCAATGATTCGTTGTCATTCGTCAAGCCCCTTCCGACGATCTTCCACTTCGCCAGGTCGAAGCCTTCCATCACGTCGAGAAAGGCCACGAGCATGGCGTGGAACTCTCGCCATTCGCGTTCCTTGCGGTCCGCAACAGCAGGATCAAGGCCTTCGAACTGCAGCAAGCAGAACTCGGAAACGACGCGGAGGCTCGCCGGCGAGCGCCTGCGCTGGATCAGCACGTTGCCCATGCGATCATAAACCGGGACCGCCCTCACGCGCGGCAACTGGATGCGCGCCGGGATCTCGCGCCGGCGTTCGGCATGCCACATCACCACCTGCGCCGCGCGGCGGTCATGATCGAACCATGCCTCGAGCTTTGCATGGATGGTGTGGGCGTCCTGGTGCGGCTCGTACCAGCCGTTGATCGCACCGCCGCCGATCCTCTCGCGGCCGAGACCTGACATCGACGGACCCTTAGCGACATAGCGCGCCGATCCGACCGATGAGGCCGCCAGCACGATCTCATCCGCATAGGCCCACACAAGTGCACCCCAAGCGGTAATTTTCCTCTTAAAACCACTCACGGGAGGATGAAGGGTTCTTACGGGAAGATCACGGGAGGATAACGGGAAGATAGACATTCAATTATTCTCCATGGAAACAATAAGATGACGAGTGACGGGAAGCACGGGAAGCAAATGTGTGGTTGGTTCTCGTGTGAACTCACTCTCACATGAGGCTTCAATACAGATTTGCTTCCCGTGCTTCCCGTGCCTCCCGTTGCCTTTTGTTTCAGAGGCTTACGAACGGGAGGCAAAAACCCTCATCCTCCCGACGGGAGGCAGAACTCACTTTTCGCTGTCACCGTCGCCATAATCCTGACCGGCAAAGTCGGCTGTCGACTTGATGAGCAGGATGTGACGGTAGAAAATTCCGCTGTTCTTCATGCGCTGGACCCCGTGGTCCTGCAGTCCGCGTGAGAAGGCCTTCGCCCCCCACGGCCGCTCGCCGTAGGCCTTGGCCCACGCGACGTAGAGGCGATAGAGCTCGGCCCCGCCGGTCCGGTGCTCATCCTGCGGCCGGTCAGGAGGTGGCGGATCGGTGCGCTGCGTGCACTCGTTGAGGAAGCGGCCGATGGGATCCGAGTCGTCGCGGTAGTCCGCCGTGGCCGCCAGCACCTGGTCGGGTGGCGACA